GTTAATATCTTTAGCCCAATCTGATCTTTCAGGCGTTTCGCCTACACACCCATATCTAAAACTGTCAGATCCGTGTGAAGCCCAGTTATGATGGGGTTTATTTTTAAAGACTTGGTTCTTATCATCAAATACCTTTTTATATTGTTTGAGAGCTTCGATGCCTTGTTTGCATCTTATTCTATCAAACCAACAATTAGGTAATGTATTTCTTACGGATTCTATACCGTGATCTACTTCTAGTTTAGGAGCTACTTCAAAGTTTAATCCTAACTCTGCAGCTACTTCTAATCTAGATTTACCTGTGCCTAGTTCCCTAGTTACAATATCGTGTGGAGCTATATGTGCACCATAGTTATATGGCTTTTCATTTAACTTACTTACATAAAATGCTAATGATTCACCATTTGTTTCATAGTAATCAATTAGTCTTACTTCGTTATTAACTCGTTGTGCAAACCAAATTGCAGTAGAGTCACCAATACCTAAATCCCACCATGTTTCTACGTCTACTGTAGGATCATATGGTACATCACCTATACGTTTTTCTTTTTCTGCTTGTTCCATTAAAGCACCATAATAAGCACCTTGTACTGCAGCATTAAATGAACATTCATATTCCTGTTGGAATTGTGAGTCTGGCATAGTACGTTGTGCATCTTCCAACTCCCATGTAGGAATAACATTGGTGTCAGATGATCTATACATACAACCATACCAATCTTTACTATCGGTACGTCTAGCAAAATCAAATACTTCCCAGAACTGATTGTGCCCCATTGGTGTTCCTATAAAGATAACAAACCCAAGTTTATCAGATACTGCAGGTCTTATAATCTCAGTCCAGGTACGAGGTGACATAAGAGCAAACTCATCTAATACTACTCCATCAAACCCTAGTCCACGAAGTGCATCTGGATTGTCAGCACCAAATATCTGTATTCTTGATCCGTTATATAAATCTATTTTTAATTCTGTTTCATTTCTACCACCACCAAGTTCCATTAATGGTTCTGTATATTCTTTGAGATAGTCAAAAGCTACAGCCTTACCTTGTCGGTAGGTAGGTGCTATGTAAGCTAATCTAGCATTATCTTTTTCAACCGCAGTAGCTACTAGTTTCCATATAGCTAGGCAGGTCTTACCAAAACGTCTATGACAAACAATAACATTAAATCTTTTTAAGTTTTGGAATACTTCCCACTGATACTTACGAGGTGTAAACGGTATTGTTATTTCTTTTTGTTTTACTTCTTTTCTGGTGCGTGGCATAAGTTTATACTAATTGGTTTTTTGCTATCACCAGTTATTTTATGTTCCTTACTTGCTAATCTAGCATGCACGAAAGGTGCAGCTTTTTCTGCAGCCCACATCTTCCGTTCAGGAGAAGTACCAGGATTGTTTAAAACATTTAACATATAATCCAACGGTGTTCTACTTGCACCCCTAATTTTAGCTTCAAGATTAGCGCCTTTGCTGCCATCTTTTACGCCTTTAGGTCTACCAGCTCCTGGTCTTTTACCGCCATGTGTCATTATACTCTTACGCCTCTACGTCTTAGAGCTTCATTAAGTCTATTAGTTTTTTGTTTTTCAGAAGCTCTACCACTACCTCTACCAACGCCATAACCTACTGCACCTGTAGCTGTACAGCTTTACCTTGTCCATAAGCTAAAGTACCGCCAATAGCTCCACCAGCTGTAACTGGATTAAGTAATGCTTTACCTGCTAATTTTTGTGCACCGCCTCTTACTGATTTCTTTTTAGTAGACTTTTTCTTGCTTTTTTTCTTTTTCTTTTTAAATATCTTGCTTTCTTTATTAGCAGATTTTTTAAATAGCTTACTTGCTGCTTTACCGATCATGTTGATTTTTTCCTTGCATTTTTAAATCTAGCCATTTGTAGTCTTTCTGATCTACTAACAGCTTTACGTTGTTGAGCTTTACTTACTGATCCAAATTTACCACCAAAGTCTGTAGTCATATAACCAGTTGGTTGTTTTTCGCCAAAGAACTCAGCTCTAGCATCTGGGTCAGGTCGTTTCATTTCTTTTTTAGATAAACCAGTTTGTTTCTTAAAAGTCTTAGCATACTTTTTAGTTGGTTTACCAGCAATAAAAGCAGCTAATTGATCTTCACTTAATTCATCTTTTAATTTTTTAGGTTTCTTTTTCTTAGTTGTAAAGTACTTAGAAGCAAACCTACTTATTCGAACCATTATCTATTTAATAGACCAGGCATCATTGCATCCCTAGTTGATGGCGGAGCCATACGTCTAGGTTGTTGCATTTGATTCATTTGTGGTGGTACAGGTGCAGCTCCCATAGGTCCAGGTACATTAGATACTTGTCCTGGTTGCTGTGGTTGTACCATTTGTTGTTTTGCCATAACTATTTTACCAAGAGTTTGTAACTCATTAGCTGATAGCGAAGATATTTCTTCTGCTAGTGTAACTAAACTTTTAGCCATTATTTGCCTCCATAATACTCTCTACGAGTTTTTTTTTGTTCTCTACGTTTACCACCTTGTATACCAGCAGCACCACCGAGATTAAAGCTAGCTCCAGCACCTAAAGCAATAGAAGTTTTAGGATTGTTTTTAATTGCTTTTTTTACTTTTTTAGCCACAGATTTAGTTGATTTTTTTACCTTTTTAGTTTTAGCCTTAATAGGTTTTTTAAATTTATTGACTGTTTTAGTCATAGATTTTTTCTTTTTACCTATATTTTTATAAAGAGACTCAAGTCCTTTAGGTATTTTTGCTATATATTTTTTGCCAATCATAATAGTCCTTTTTTACTGTTATTTACCACTAACTTTACGTCTGGTTGTGGTGTATATTCGATGTCAAGTTCTTTCTTATATCTAATAGGAGCAGACTCTTTAGTACCATTTAAGGCTTTTATAAGGTTAGCAATAACCTCTTTGTCTGATTTACTCATCTCCACCAGAGAATGCAGCAGCACCTATAGATGCATATCCAACAGGTCCTTGTACCGTACGTCTTACTTTATTTAGTCTGCCAGAACCTTTCATGCCTAAAGCTCCTCTAACACTTGATTCTTTTGTCTTAGCTGCAGCATAAGTAGGTGTCTTTTTAACTTTTCTTACTTTTCTTTTACCTTTTTTGAGCAATTTAGCTCCAGTTAGTACTAATTTACCGTACATTTGTTCTCCTATCTATAAGCTCGTGTTTTACGAGCAATACTTTTTGGTTGTTTTACGTGTTGTTTACCTTTTTTAGTGCCTTTACGCTTTGCTCTTGTAGTAGCAGCGTATTCTTTAGCCGATAACGACTTAATAGCTTTCTCAGGTAGGTATCTTTCACCTGTCTTAGCAGAAGGTTTACCAGATTTGGTACGCCATTTCTGTTTACCCCAGTTCTTTAAGCTCTTTTGAGACTTCTTCAGGGTCATTTATAACCGCCACCGCCAGCCTTGTAGCGTTTCGCTAACATTTGGGCTTTACGTGCCGAGCCATTTCTGTTTACCCCAGTTCTTTAAGCTCTTTTGAGACTTTTTTAGGGTCATTTATAACCGCCACCGCCAGCCTTGTAGCGTTTCGCTAGCATTTGGGCTTTACGTGCCGACCATTGACCAGCTTTACCGCCCTTTGTGCCAGATTTTATACTCTGGAACATGCGTTTACGCATACCAGGCTTAGTATAGTTCCCAGCCTTGTTAACGGTACTCTTAGCCATAACTTATAGTACTATTATTAGTACGACTATAGCTGCACATGCAATTACTACGCCTTTTTTTTGCATAGGAAGTCCGTGCCATTTATCCAATATAATCTTTTTCATAATTTATCCTTTGTTATGCTTCATTTGTACTGGAAACTTAGCTGTTAAGCTAGCTCCCTTATGTTTTTGAAATTTACCTGTATGCTTCATGAGCTTAAAGCCTTTACCAGCTTTCATCCAATGAAAACCTGCAGGTGCTTTGACGTTCTTATCCATTACTTTTTCTTACCTTTTTTCTTCTTCTTAGACTTCATGATCTTATCTTTGAGAGCTTTAGGTAAAGTCATCTGTTTCTTAGTAAGCATTCTTTTTACCCTTCTTCTTTTTCTTCTTCTTCATCGGTGGTCTGCCTTTAGCAGATCCGTATGTTCCTTTACCCATTGGCATAGTGTTTCTCCTCAGTTAGTGTTTAAACGCATTTTAAGGTATCATACAGCACGATTTACCAACCACCGTACCATTCGATCACCTCAGAAGTACTATAGAGCTTTTGCTCGGTACCTTCACCTTTTATTAATATATCTATTTTCGGGCTTTGAGTTACTTGTTTGCCACTCAGTCTAGCGTATATCTTAGCTTGTTCTCTACCGAAGCTATCCTCTCCGAATATGACGTGTCCAACTCTAGGCATAAGCCCCCCTTCATTTGATTAGTCTCAATACAAACCCCCCTATATATCATTATGCACTGCTGTAGCAGTGTTGGTGTGTGGGGGCATTTTAAAACCCCACGCTTTTGAATTGACGCTTTGAATGCATTGGGGAAATTGATTCTTGAACTCACAGTTCGACTGTGCATTCGACCGCTTTTTCTGCATTTGCGTAGCGTCAATACATTTAGTGTTCTCTACATTGCAAGACTTCTTTGTCTTATGTGTAAGGAAGTGATGCAATGTTATTGTTGGTCAGCCAATGTGGTTCACACGACAGACGCTAACACGGCATACTAACATCATACGAATCGGGATTTGTAGTCAAGTATTATATCGGTTCCAGGCGCTTGCATTTTTTCTTCTTGATCGGCACAGCCGATCGCTTAATGCACGACAACAAGTTGTCGAAGCTTCTACCAATCTAACACTGGACAACTGCATCCATCGATTAGTTATGCTGTGAGTAATTGTGTTAGTTGAATAAACAGCTACCACCTAACCTCTAAAAGGAGA